CAACATATCAGAAAGTTCAGACCTACGTGTGGGACAGGTTGACCTCACGTTTACGGCAGTAGACACGACCACAGTGGCTTTGTTATTGAACAACAACTATATGAACACGTCATCTGATGTGAAACCGTAATCCTCGTCTAGAATGGCCCTGTAGATCACCACCCTTTTGTTCATATAGTTGTTGTTCAACAACAAAGCCACTGTGGTCGTGTCCACTGCCGTGAACGTGAGGTCAACCTGTCCCACACGTAGGTCTGAACTTTCTGATATGTTGCTGAAATATAAAAATTGTCCTTGTGCAAGATAGGTGTTGACACCTGAATCAGGTGCTGTGTTGCTGTCAAAGTCTATGTCAATGTTTGCACTGGTGAAATAAAGGCTTGTTGAAAGATGTAGTTCTATTAGGTCTACACCAAATACAGATCTCGCCCCTAATTTAGTTTGTAAAGAAGATGCTAACTGTCTTGTCATTAGATCTCCTCATTTACTTTGAACTCGTATTGGAATTTGCCATCTGTTGTTGTGGCAATTTTTATGTTGTCACCTGTCAAATGTACTTTGAATGGCACATTGTCATAGGTTATTGTTTGTCCACCACCTGTCAATGCTGTTGTCAGTGGCGGGTAAAAACTTAATTGGTTCACTGATGATCCATCCATATTACAATCTTCAGTGACCATATAGACTTTGTCGTGGTTTGAAAACTTGATTAGATCACCTTTTTTCAACGTGCCTGATGCACTTTTGACTCCAACATTTTTACTGCCTGCGGCTAGGCTTAACAACGGATCAGTGCTTGTTGCATTTTCAACCACTGGTGTCCCTGATGCTGTACCCCTTGCGTTTGAAATCACTGGCGGTACGATTGTGAAACTTTCCGCTTGGCCATTCTGCGTGACCAAGAAAGCATAATCAACCATCGCATCTGCCCTGTCTTTCTTTGGCGATCGCAGACTGAAACTCCAATTTTGAGATCCAGTCTGTAATCTCTGTGTCTTGCCAGATACGCTCACTGATACCCTTGTGTTTGTGTTGCTGGTGAAATCTAAAGTTGTGAACCCTGTTGTAAGTGGAAATGAACCTGCCATTATGCTGTTAAACTCCTTCTGCCTCTTTCAGCAAGACCTCTGTTGATCAAACCTAGTATTAGGTCTTGTCTTGTAGTTAGTAATGTGTCAAAATCAGTGGCATCAATTGTGCTGATGTTGAAAGTGACATTGGTTGACCCTGTTGCCAACTCATCCATTGGAGTCACATTGGCTGGCCCCGTGACCACTTCAGGACCTGCTTCTCCAACGACGCCAAATTGTCCAGATTGAATCCTACCTCCGTCTGCAAAGAAGCCGCCAAAGAAACTACCAATTGGTCCTAAGAAACTTGTCGCTGTTTTAACCAATGCCTGCCTTTTCAAAGAACTTGTTAATTTGTCTGCTTCATTTCTTGCTTTTCTAATTTTTTCTGCCAACACGTCAAAGACAAAAACTTGTAATCCTATCTGGATCAATCCAGATATAAGTTGCCTTAAGACATTCCTTGCTAGATCTCCTAATGATTCTTTGAGACTTCTTGCTCCTAACAAGGCATCTGCGAAAGCATCACCAATTCCTCTTTTTAATGTGCCAAAGAGACTGGTTGTAAGTTTCACAGTCTCACTTATGGCATTAAATTTTTCTTTTGCTTCATCAAAAACTTTACCTAATGCATCTTTGTATTTTTGCATCGCCGTGGTTGTATCTTCTGTTTCTTCTTTTTGTTTTTTGATTTCTGCTCTGACCTCATCTGCTTTTTTAACTACCGCCGCTTGTTCTATTTCCATCTGTCGCAATGACTTGATGTATAACAACATCTTCTTGAGGTTGCCATCATAGGCATCTTCGTTCTCGTCTAGTGTCTTGATCATTAGACCAATTTCGTCAACGGTGTCTTCTGTGGCGTCACCTGTCTGCTTGAATTTTTTCCTTAATTTGTCTGCGGCTGAATTCATTTTGCCTACGCTGTTTCGCAATTTGGCCGCTGTCTCTTCCATACCAAGTGCCTCCATTACACCTGCTATCTTGCCACCTTGTCTTGCTATGAAATCAATTACACCTGCGAACATACTAACCACTTTGTCAAACACTGCACCAATCACCGCAACCACTAACTTGCCTTTTATACCTAGTGCAAGGAAACCAACCACACCTAATGCTTTAATGATACCTGGTAGGTTGTTTGTTGCTGTGACAATGTTGTTGAATGACCTCTGTAAGAAGTCTGTGACTGGTTTCAATGCATCAAGAGCCACTGCTGTGCCAATTAAAAGTTTTTCAAAATTATCTACGATGGCCTGTCCAAATCCCTGTGCGGCCTTTTCTATGTTGGCAAAGTTTTCTGTCAACGCTTTGTCTAAAACACCAACAATCGCCTTCAATCTATCAAAAGGTCCTGATTCAGATATGATCTTCCTAATGTTGAAGAACTTATCCTGTACCATTGATTGTAGACCATCAAGGTTTGTTGCCAATGCTGAAGCGGCGCCACCAAACTCACCGTCTGGTCCAAATACCCTGTCAAACGCCTCCTGTGTCTCCTTGGTAGTGACCTTAACACCATCTTTGAAACCAAGTAATGCCTTGATACCTCTTTCTCTCAAAAGGTCTGCGGCAGAGATACCACCTGACAATGCTCTCTGGATCTGCTCTCCAGCCGTCCTGAAGTCAAGACCTGATATGGCCGCCACGTTGGCAGTCAATTCTAAATTTTTGCCTAGTTGTTCTGCATCCTTGGAAACAACAGCCAAGTTTCCTGATGCGGCCGCTATCTCTTCTAGTGTGAATGGAACCGTTCCTGCAAATCTGCTCAATGTGTCAAATGCTTTGGCACCTTCTTCCGCTGATCCAAAAAGGAATTTGAATCTTGTCTGTAGGTTTTCAACCTGTCTACCAACGTCAACGACGCTCTTACCAAACTTGCCTATTCCAATACCAACCAAGGCACCTGCCGCCAATCTTGCCGCCGTACCTAGGCCACCAAGGCTTGACCTCATCCTGTCAAGGTTTTTAGTTGCCGCTTGGACCTGCCTACTGTCCGCTTTTAAGACTATGTTTGCATCAGCCATTATCTTTTCTTCCTTTTCATATCACGCATATGCTTCTTGTTTGCATCCGCTTCAAGTTGAAAGTAACCTGCCCATAGTTCAAGTTCAACGGTAGTGAACTCCATTACTTCTTTCAGGCTTTTTTTAAGCCTGTCCGCCAACACCAAAAGGAGTCTTAACTCTGGGTTGGAATGGATTCCTTTGCAGACTCAACTGGTGTAAGAGTTTTTGGCCCCGCACCGTTGATCTGACCTACCACCCTCGTGATAACCGTAGGGTCTGCCTCGTTCAACAAAGTGATCCTATCCGCATCAGAGAATATTCTTTTTCCTTCTGCGTCTCTGGCTTTGATGATGAGACTTTCTATTAGACTATCAACTATTTTGCCTTCGCTCTGTAGTTGTATAATCCTTTGTTCATCCTTGAATGAATATGTTTTTCTACAATAGATCTCCATATCCCATTCTTCAACTTTTATCTTTTGCATATCACCGCCAATCGCTGACTGGAAGTGAGTTTTTATTTTGTCTGTTGCTGACATTATCTTTTTCTCCTATATTTGTTAGCAACCTCCCTAACGGCTGGTCGTGTAATGCCTTTAGGTGATTGGTTTGAATATCCATCGTCAAGTCTGCCTATGTAAGGAACTTTGTTCCTAATGGTAAATTTAAATCTACCATCTTTCTTACGCCAGGCATTTCTTGCACGACCAGAACGTACTGGTGTGAACTTCTTCAATGCTGTGAAGAGGTCGTTGGATATTGAGCGTACCTGCTTGGCCAAATCCTTTTTAAGACCAGAGATAACTCCTTGTGCTTGGGGTGACACCCTAATACTAATCTTCATTATAGATTTGTTTTAGTTAATGCACCATTTCCTTGGAAAGAGATTTCTCTCTCTACCATTGAGTCAAAGTTAGACGTGATTGAATCACCTGTGATTAATATCTCGCCTGATAATTTGACACCTGTTGTTTCGCCTGATGGATATACTTCAATTGAAGCCGCTGATCCGCCCTGTGCTGATAAGAATATCGCATTGTGAGCCGCGTCATCGTCTCTGTGAAATACAGACATCGTGCCGCTGAATTGTGCTAAACTTGGTAGATACGATCTTGCTGTGTCTCCCATTTTAGTTTTTTCAACTGTCGCTGTTTCCTGGTCAATAGTAAAAGATCTAACTTCTGCAACCGCCGTTGGCGAGCCTGCTACATCAAACTTTACTACTCCAGCCTGTCCATCATAAGATGCTGAATTTGTTGCCATCTTATTTCTCCTGTGTTGTTAGATCTTTTGGACCATCAAGATCTGGTTTGTTGTTGACCACCGCAGACGCTTTAATTTTATCTTTACGTCCTTTGGTAGTGTTTGACGGAGTGAAGGTCCATCCGTCATTCAGACGTTGTTGCATTTGTTTTGCATCAACCATCTCTGAATTCTGTCCTTTAAACATTTCTGTTGGCATTATAAGACTCCTTTTTTATATTGGTATTTTACATCCACATTGACAACCACCTCACCAAGAGGCAGTTCCCTCTCAATTACATCTATGTTTGATATCTGTGTTTTGACATTGTGAATATTGCTAGTGCTTATTGTGATATCTCTGTCTCTGGATACCTCAAGTGTCTCTTCAATTCTCTCTATTATTTCATTCCTTAATGTGTCAACTTCTGTGCCTCTGACATAACATCTCAATTCATATGATATGACACCTTCCCTTGCGTTCATACTGACATCTGTTCTTGTCTCGTTGTTGGTCACAACCAGTATGGCAGGAAATTGTGTTATTGCTAGTTTCTGTACATCAAAGAACACTCTTGATACCTTGCCTGGAGCAGGGTCAGTCATATTCTCCAATTGTTCAACTATGTTTTTTGCTATATCTTCTCTTGCTGACATTATCTAATCAACCTACCTTGATAAAATGATTGTTTTTCACTGTCCGTGAATGTTCCTGATGAATCAAGATCATAGTGGACGCCATCTTTTAATATTAGATCAAATTCCTCTTCAAACTTCGCCTTGTAAAAACTTAATCGTTCCCTGAAAGCATCGCCATCAGGTTCAAATGTAGAAAGTTTAGGATAGATGTAATATGCAAGAGAGTGATAAACTGCGGCTCTCGTGAACTGGCTTGGATTTAATCTGCTTGGTGATAGTTTGTCGCTACCGCCAACCACTGTGATGTCATATCTTCCAAATCCAGTTGTAGGCCACCATTTTATATTCAGTAGTCTGATTATGTCGTCGTACGTTTTTTCGTGCTGTGCTGACCAGTCTTGTATGCCGTATTTTTTGATATCTGGAACATACTCCAAAAGGTCTGTGTCTGTTGCAAATTGTGCCATTTGTAAAAGTCCTTCTTTTAGTTTCTACAAGGTCCTACCTTGTGTATCAGTATTTATTGCGGAACTCCGCAGATGAGATTATCTCAACAGGCACATCTACTTTCTCATCATTAACTACTACTATATCGTGTTCTTGTGCCAGTTGCCTTATAAATTTTTTCTGTTGATTGTTGTATTTGCGTGTTTCACCTTTGCCGTAATCAAAAACCGTTTTTAGATTAAGTCCCCAATCACAACCAACTATGTAAATCCTTTTATATGTAAGTTTGGTTGCCAATAAGACTGCAAGGCATCCACTGTTCAAACCCTGTATTGGTTGTTCGCCTATCTTCAACCATTGATCACCAACAGCAAAATCAGGTCGTGTGTAATATACTATGCCTTCTTCTCTTTCAATCTTGTTGATCACATCAGGATCATATGCCACCACGAAGTCAACAGGTCTCACCCGCCTGATGTAATTGCAACCAATCTCAAAACCTCGTTTTGGTATGTCTATCAGTTGCCGCTGTGATAATCCATTGAACCAAACAATCATAGTCGTAAAAAAAGGGGCCAATGTTGCCACTGGCCCCAATTATGAGCAAGATAAAACCCTCTTATTAGATTGTGTTATCTACTGCAATTTTCACACCATAAGAGTTGTGAAGAACTGCAACACCATATCTTGTTGATGCTACCACTTCTTCCGCTCTTAATGAAGCGTCTCTTTGAGTCTCAATGTTTAATCTTTGAGCCACCGCTAATCCTAGAGCA